GTGAGACTGCTGGTAACTTGGATGACATTTCCAACCTTGATGGCAAGACGCTTGCTGCTGGGGCTGGCATTGGTGGCATCTTTACCAAAGTTCAAATTAGCTCTGGTACAGTTATTGCGTATTACGCGTAATGTCGCAGTTCCGATCCACTGGTGGGTTAGATGATTCGATTGCCGATGCAGGTGATCGTGGGTTCTATGGTGTGAACCGTAGACTCCAGCTCAACCAGTTAGCGGAGGGTGAGGTAAGGGAGAGCCTTAACGGGCGGATGGATGGCTACTGGAAACCTCGCAAGGCTGTCATTGCCCAGAAGACCAGCTTGACCACTGGTGGGACTCCATTGAGGTTGCCGTTCTATTTAATCGATACCAGCAAGAGCATTACGGCAGCATCGGTTGCTGGTGGGGTTTTAAGCCTTACGATTACTGGTCATGGCTTTGCGGCTGGCAGTACTGGTTATGCAACTATTTCTGGGCTTGCTGGTGATGTTACGATTGATGGGGTGCGTGAGTTAACCTATGTTGACGCTAATACCATGAGTTGCGTTGTAGCTGGGTTAACCAGTTTAACAACCACTACTGGAACTCTTAGTGCGACACCAATCAACGACAATGTGGTGTCTGACATCCGTGCGTCTTGCTTGTTTAGTAATCCCAATGAAACCAATAAGGAGTACATCCTTGTGGCGACTAATGCTGGGGTTAAGAAGATCGAGGTATCTAAGCTGGCGGATGCTGGTACGGCTGGCGTTACAGATTTGACCTTTCCTACTGGCATCACCTTGGATGCTGGGGTTGAGGTTTCGATGATACAAGTCTTCGATAAGGTAATCATCTTCCGTGGAGGGCAGTCCGCGCTGCAATGGGATGGAGTTAGCACCCAGTTCTACAAAGTTCCCGGTGGCCCGTACCAAGCAGGAAAGGATTACACTAAAAACAACAACATTGTAACCTTAGATGGCACTGCCACAATTACAATAGATAACGCAGACCTACGGGCATCTACTGGAATTGCCAAAGGCGTTGGGATTTCTTATGATATTTCTAGCGCAACCGCTGGAACAAACATCGTCACCATTGTAACATCAACAACTCATGGATTGACGACTGGGGACTCCGTGTTAATTAGCGGGATAACACAATCCGCCGGGCCAGACCCTAACGGAGTGCGTGTGGTTACGGTTACCAATACCACCACTTTTACAATTCCTCTGACTGGGGCTACTGGCACATACACTGTTACTGGAGCTACGGTTCGCAAGGCAAGCAACACCATAATGTTTCCTGCGTTTTTCGATGATGGGTTTATTCCGTCTCCAGTTGACGATTTCTACAATAACGCAACGCTTTCGATTTCCGCAGCTACAAGAACAATCAATGATTACAACGGAACTACCAAGGTTGCGACATTAGCGACTGGTTCATTTTTCCCTGATACCGAGTACGCATTCACGGCACTAAAAGACAACCCATTTTCTATTGGTCAGTCTTTAAGGCTCACCCAGACACAAACAGCACTTAAAGTCTTAAATGTTGGGGATATATTAAATGTTTCAGCACTTCCTACATTTAATACTTGGAGGTTCTTTACTACTGAGCCTAACGGAACCCACCATATCCACTACTCCCAGCAGGAATCAATTGGCCTTGGATTCTCTTACATGCCCGGTCCACCTTGGGCTACCTACTTTCAACGCCGCCTGTGGGTTCCATACCTGTACGAAAATGGTGGCACATTGACGGTTTCTACCTACACAAGCCGTGGAATTGCCGATGAGATCATAGCGTCCGACATTCTGGATAGCAACACCTATGACCGGGTGCTAAATCAATTCCGCATTTCTGGTGGCACTGCTGATTATGTGGTTGCGATGCACGGATTTTATGACGATGCGTTGGTTGTGATGAACCGCAACAGCATCCATGCGGTTATTGGCACACAAGGGAGCCTTGCCGACACTGTTGTTAAGGAACTAACCAATGAGGTTGGATGTTTAGCCCGTAAATCGGTGGTAATGCAAGCCAACAACCTGCTGTTTTTGTCTGATAACGGGGTTTACGCCCTCACCTTCCTTAACGATTACAACCTTCGTGGTACGGAGGAACCACTTTCTAAGAACATCCAGCCGTATATTGACAGGATTAACGCTAGATTGGCTGGAAATGCTACTGCGGTTTACTACGACAACAGGTATTATCTTGCAGTACCGCTTGATTCTGTGGTTGGTGCTGACGATGCACAAGGAAACAACGCTATTTTGGTGTTCAACTTCTTAAATAAAGGTTGGGAGTCGCTCGACACCTATGGTAACTCTGGGTTTTTAATTACGGACTTTGTGACCGCTGGGGCTGGGGTTAGAAACGACCTTTATGCTGTCTCGTCTAGTGGTGGAATCCACAAAATGGACGCGGCGGACGCACAGAATGACAGCATTTCCGCAGAGTTTGGTAGCACAACCATTGATGTTGAGCCTATCAACTCGTCTTTGACCACTCGCGGGTACGATCTCGGAACTCAAGAACGCAAAAGGTTTACGGATTTCCAGACGCAAATGCAATCTTTCCCCGCTGGATCTCCATCAACATTCAATGTTTCGTTTTCAACAGAAGACCCGGACAATGCTTTCCCTGTTGGAAGCACAAACGATCTAATTGGCGATCTATCTAACACAGATCAAGAAGAGGAAACCGCAAATGTTAGGGGTAGACTTGGTGGACTCCGTGGTTACACAGGCACTATGATCTTGACAAGAACCAGTGGCTCACCCAAAGTACACTCCGTTAAAATATCTGGAGCGGTTTCTAACCGTGCAATCATATCACAGAAATAATTTATGCCAGTCGTCGATACAACTAGGACATTTACCAACAACGAGCAGATCACATCTACCAAGCTCAATGAGATTATGGACAATTCGTCCTTTGTCTCTGGTGCTGTGGTAACTAGTGGTGGACTTGAAGTTACCGCTGGTGGACAGATGCAGGTTGCAGCTAGTGGGGTTACGACCTCGAAAATTGCTGACTCCAGTGTAACCACTGCAAAGATTGCGGATGATGCCGTAACTAGCGATAAAATTGCTTTGGGGGCAATTATTCCAAATCTTCCTTCAAATTTTCCAATTCAAATTGTTCAAGCAGTTAAGACTAACGTTCAAACAATAGCCGGTGCTCTTTCTGGTTTTACAGATATTTCTGGCATGTCTGCAACATTAACCAGAGCAGTTCAAAGTGCATCTGGTAAAGTTCGGGTTCAAGCAGTTATCAACACTACGACCAACAACAGTAATCACGGAATCGGCATAAGAATCATGCGTGACTCTACCGTAATCGGTGTCGGGGATGCTTCTGGTGTCAGATTACAAGCAACATCAAACACTGGATATGCTGGCCCATACAGCAATGTTCCGGGAGTCATAGATTTTATTGATTCATCACCCGGAAATGGAGCTACCGTAACATATAAAATTCAAGCGAAAGTTTACAGTGCCGCAACTGGATACATCAATAGAGATTATTTTGATGTTGATAACAGCAATTACACATTTAGAACCATAAGCACACTGACCCTTACGGAGCTTACCCCGTGAACCAGCACCTAACTAAAGCAATAGCAATTTATGAACAAGAGGGTATCGACTTCCAACAACTTCTCACATGGCACTTATGTCATGGCGTTGTTATTTGCGATATGGATTGTTTTGCTATTGGCTTTAGTGCGTTCAGTAGAAATCCGACTCAAGCAGTCCATGTTGACGATGGTGACACCTTGTTCGTCACATTCTCCACTGGGGATATGCGCGGAGCGTTGCGTAAATACATTCAAGACTATGACTTCATTGCATTCCAGCGCAGTTTTAAGGGAAGTGACCGCGTAAGAGTCCACGACATGTACAAGTTTTATTTAAAGTTAAAAGAAAGTTAATTTCATGGGAAGTAAACCTAAATCAGTAAAAGCTCCAAAAGCAAATTATGCTCGTGACATTAGTCAAATGCTATCGGCCTACCGGAAGTCAATGCCGGGTATTCTATCGTTTGAGCAGCAATATCGCCCACAGTTTCAAGAACTAAATCTTGCTGATGTCTCCCAGTTCGGCCTAGGTTTGCTTGGGATGTCTCCAGAGTTCACCCAACAAACGGCACAGCAACTTGGGGCCGCTCGTGAGGCTGAACTTGGTCAGATGACTGGACAGGCTGGACTTACCCGTGGGCTGATGGCAGGTCTATCACCAGAACAGGCTAGCGCAGTACAACAAGCGCAACAAGAGTCACAACGCGCATACGCCGCCGCACAAGGCGTCACACCAGAACAACAACGCATGTACCAGCAAGCCGCCAGAGAGGGCGCACAAGCCGCTGGTCGTGTTGGCGGCAACTACGCCATTGCTTCAGAGATCATGGGCCGTGAGGACATCATGGCACGGAAGCGAGCAGAGGCGGCACAAGCTGGAGCTAATGCCTTTAATATGGCTGGTCAGTTCTACACCGCGCCGGGACTCCAGCTTCTTGGTAGCCAACCTCTTTCTTACCAAGTTGGCAATCAGATGATGGGCCTTGGGCTTGACGCTATCGGTGCTGGTAAGCCACAACTCTTCGATGTTGGCTCTGCCCTTAACCTTGGTGCAGCTCAAAGGCAGAATATTGTGAATGCACAAGCGGCCAACGCGCAAGCACGGGCATCTTACTCATCTGGATTGTTTGGTGGATTGGGCGCACTCGGTGGGGGCTTGGCTTCTGGAATTGGAGCAGCTGGTGGTATTGGAGCATTTATGGCATCTGACCGAAGGCTTAAAACGGACATTGAAAAAGTTGGAAAAACCGATGCTGGCTTACCAATCTACACCTATAAATACAAGGGTGACAATAAGACCCAAATGGGCGTTATGGCTCAAGATGTTGAAAAGAAGACACCCAAAGCAGTCAAGGAAGTTGGTGGGTTCAAAGCAGTAAATTACGCACTCGTTAAATAATATGCCATACGGACAAGGACAGATGCTAGGAGCGGGTGTAGACCCACGGATGTTTGTGCAGGATTACTCTGGCTTCACAAGGGCTGCGGAGATCCAAGCACAGGGAATGCAGAACCTTGGTGCTATGATTGGTCAAGGAATCAAGGACTTTGGCGAGGCTCGCAAAGAACGCAAGAAGATTGATGCCGAAATTAAGGCCACCTCTGCTGGTATTGAGTCTGCAATCAAAATGGGTAAAGACTTGGGTATTGACATTGAAAGCTATTTAGCTCCAGTCCAAGCAAGAATCAATGATCCAAGTACCTCGCCAGTAGAAGCGTTGGCACTTGGAAGAACTGCTGCTCAAGGAATTTCAAACGCATTCACCCTTGGAATTGGGGCGCAAGATAGAGCTATTCAACAAGAGCGTCAGCGTTCTGAAAATGCTTTTAAGCTCGCCAACCTAGAAGTGGCGCAGCAAAGAGCCAATATATATGGGCAAAAAGCTCAAGCTGAAGCGTCTAAACTCACCAAAGGTACTTTGTCGTTTTTTGATCCAGATACCAATCAAAGTGAGGAAATGGATGTGAATTACGACCCACAAGGTCGCCCTCGCGTAATTGGCACTGGGGAGCTTATTGTAGATCCGGTAAAAGTTAAATACGGAGAGGGTGGAGTTGAAAAACCCCCAGAAACATCTCAAGTTGGTGGTATTTCTGATTCCATTGCTCAAACGGCTAAAATGAACATTGGCCGTTTATCGACAGCTAAAACACCAGGAACACAGGGAGGTAATCTTGGTTGTGCTGATGCGATTTGCAGGACATACAAGCAAGCAACTGGTGAAGAATTGGTTAAAGGTGGCACACTCTCCACATCTGAAATGGTTAGCAAGTTGGCTAATGATCCAAGATTCCAAAGCGTTTCTGTAAACCAAGCTAGACCAGGTGATATTATTGTTACACCAAGGGGCAAAAAAGCTGGACATACGGGAATTGTGCTTGAAGGTGGAGCTATTGCCTCAAATAGCAGTAAGGGTTTCAAGGGCGGATCACCAGGAACATTTGTTCAAAATTATACAATTAATTCATGGATGAACTCTGTTGCCCCAAGAAACCCAGGTAAGACTCAAGTATTTAGGAGAATTGAAGAAGCCGCGTCTCCACAAATGGCTGGGACTCCAGAGCAGCAAGCCGAAGTAGCAAGACAAATTGAGCAAGGTGCTGGAATGCAGATGGTTCAAGCCGGTGGTGGAATGCCAACTGAACCAAGTCTGGCGCAACAGCAGCCGCAACTACCAGCAAGAAGGCAAGTTGTCGCCACAAGACCAGTTAGTGGCGGGCAACAACAACAAGGCACTATTATGACCCCACGGCAAGTCCAAGAACTTGAGACAAGTGGGAGGCAAGTTTCCGCAGTTCCAACCCCAGATGGCAACTTTAGGGTTACTAGCGTTAGAACTGGGACTCCGCAAATGGGTTTTGAGATGACCTATGATGAACAAGGTCGTCCAATTCTAAAACAATCCGCAACAGGAGTTGGGGCGGCTCCAAAGGTTGGAGAGGGACAAATTCTATCTACTGACGCAAGCGGTAGGCCATCCATTGTAAATATTCCAGGTGGCAAGGCTGACATTGAGGCTCAAAAAACGGCGCAAGCAGCAGAAAACGAAAGGAAATTTGAACTTGATCGGGCTGGCATCGTTCTTTCAGAAATTGATAAACTAATTGGTTATGCTGGTGAAATGAGTCGCCTTCCAGGCGCGAGCACCTATAGAAAATTTGCTCCAATGGCTGGATTCGAGGGTGCGTCTGAAGTAGAGAACACACTTGACACAGTTAAAGCTGGATTTAGATTTGAAACGCTCCAACGGCTCAAGGAGGCTTCTCCAACAGGATCTAGTGGACTTGGTGCGGTAACCAAGCCAGAGTTTGACGCCCTTGCTGAAGAAAAAGGTAAGTTGACGCAAGTCGGTGACCCAAGAGAATTGCAACGAAGGGCGACCAACTACAAGAAAATGGTTCTTGATACAATTCATGGATCTAAACAAGATCGTGACAAATTACTAAAAGAAGGTAAGATCACTAAGGAGTCTTACGATGCTGTTGAGTCATTGTATCCAGGATTCCAGAAGAAACAACCGCTTGCCCCAGAGGTCATGGAGATTAGGAAAAGACTACTTGGAGAATAAAAATGTCAAACACAGACCTATCGCTTCTTGAGCTTAAAAGAACCAAAGCTGATGTTCTTTCTAGAATACAGCAACTTGATGCAGAGGTGACTCAATTAGGACAAACTGATCCTATCGCCGCTGAAAAACTCAAAGAACAGGCGATTCCGCTATTTAGTGGACTTGATGAAATCGACTCCCTGTATAAGTCTTTGACAGACAAGCTGACTTCAAAGATTGCTGATGGTTCGTTTTTAACTGAAGACTTGGAAACAGTTGAAGGAAGCGTTCCTACAACACCAGAGGCTATTTCTCAAAAACTCAAATCTGGAATCTCAACGCTTCTTGATGCGGATGTTGACCTTGAGTCCGGGTTGGATTCCGATACAAGGTTTGGTCTTGCATTTAAGACGGATGACAACAAAGCTAAGTATCTAGCCGATAAGTTCGGCCCAGAGAACATTAAGACTTTGAATGTTCTTGGTTCTCCAATGCAATTAGTGAAAGATGAGTCTGGCAAGTGGAAGGCAACCGATGAGTTTGGCCTATCACTAAAAGACGCTATTGATGTTTCTGGTGAAATCTTCCCAATGATTTCAAGTGGAGTTGGCGGAGCTGGTGGTCTAGCTCTCTCCAAAACGCCAAGTGGTGCGACTGTTGGTAGTGCTGTTGGATATACATTCGGAGCCGCGCTGCAAGACCAGATTGCAACAGCGTTTACTGGAACTGGCCCAAGTTTCCTTGAGGCAATCCCAGAAAGGGCAACGCAAGCTACTGTAGGCGCACCCATTGAATATGGGATGATGAAGTTGATTAGCCCAATCGGAATGGGAGTAGCAAAGTCAAGAAAGGGATTTTTAAGTGAAAGACAAGCCCTTCTGGAAAAAGATGAGGCTTACTTGAAAAGCAGGGGGTACGACATCAGTTTGGCTAATATAGCCAAAGGAAGCGAAGAAAAAACATTGAAGCGACTTCAGTTGGCATCAAAACTTCCGAATTACCAAATTGGTAAAGATGTTCTGTATGGGGCAAAAAGGCTAGAGGCTATTAAAAACAGCGCATTATCAACTGCTCAAAAAAGTGGCATGATGTATGACGACACTCTTAAAGCATTGGCCCATGAAAAGGAAATGCTTGAGGGTACTCTTGCGCTGTACGACAAGGATTTGGCTAAGTCTGTAGCACTAAAGTATGACGACGAGATTTACAAATTTATGTCCAATCCTCGTCAAGACAAAACAAGTGCTGGCGAGTTTATTTTTAATGAAATAAAGGCCGGTAGAAGTGCTGCTAATAAAATTAAAGATGAAGTTTATGGCCCATTTTACCAAAAAACCAGAGATATGGGTTTGTCTGCTGATCCTATAGAAGTGGCAAAGGCTATTGAGGGTCAGTATTATCAAGACATTGTAAGAAGCCCGCAGCTAAAAGCTGAGATAGACAGGTTATATCAAAGGCCAAAAAACTTAAAGAAGATAGAGAAAATAGACAAAAAGCTAGAGAATAGCAATCTATCCGAAGATGCTAGGCAAAACCTTCTTAGGCAAAGGCAAAGTCTTGAAAGTTTGTCTGGTGATCTTGATGCAAAACAACTTGATACTGTTGTAAAGATATTTAGAGAGGCAGTCCCAGAAGGCGGGACTGTAGGAGGAACAACAAAAGAAATAGCCGCAGGTCGTGCGTCAAAAACAGTAGCGCAACTTAGGGATCAGTTGTACGCTGACAATGGGTTACTTGACGAGTGGAATTATGCCACAAATGTGTTGCAACAGCGTCTTGGATATAATGAGCAGCAACTGGGATCTATTCTTAGGGAGACGCTTGGGCGTTCAGATATGACTGGGAGCCAAATCACTTCAACTATTTTGTCAGACCCGCGAGTCGCTGATGATGTGTTGAATGCTGTGTCTATCGCTGGGCCAGAGAAAGCATTTCAAGTTGCAAGCAAGCTCCAACAAGCATATCTTGAAAAGATTGGAGTCGCAAGTAGGCGTAAAGGGTTTGTTGATAAATTTGATTTTGACCCAGAAATTGTTACCAGAATTTTTGGAATCGGTGAGAATGGAAAAGTTAATCCAATTTACGGTCAAAACATGGTCAAAAAACTTGAGAATCTTCAAGATGCTATAAGTAAAGCAAAAATTGATCCAAGTAAAATTGATCTCTCTGATCTTCAAGAGCTACAAGGCACATTGAGTGAGGATTCGATAAAAAAGATAACCAATATTATAATCGAAAAAGGGGAGGCTACAAAAAAACTCGACGAGTTCAAACATAATGCGCTTCTTAATGGTGCAATGAATGGCCACAGGGAGGCGATTGAACGAGGAGAATTCCCAGCCGCAATGTGGGCCGCTAAACCAGATATGGTTAGGAAGGCATTGTCTAAGTTTGGGCCTAAAGACCAAGAGATGCTTCGAGGTGACTTTATTGAGCACTTTTTCGGGAGGTACCCAGCGGATCAATCCGCAAAATTCGGAGATGCTAACCTTTGGAATGCAAATCAATTTCTAAAAGATGCTTCTCAAAATCCATCGATTATTGCAAATATGCGAGCTGTTGTTGGTGACGAATTTACTGATGACATTCTAGCTGCATCCAGGATGATGGATTTAGTGAAAAAGCCAACCGTGCCATTTGAGGGCAAGGTAGCTGGTGCAGTTATAAACGAAGGTGGCGTTAAGGGTTACATCAACCCAATGACGTATATTCGCCCGTTTAAAGATAGATTTGCTGCTGCGGCGTATCGAGTGCAGAACGGCAAGCCATTCAAGAAGTACTTAAAGGACATTGGTCGCAAGGAATTGACTCCAGAGCAAATGGAGCAATACACTCAAGGTATTGTTAACGGCGTTCTTGCTACATCGCAGGGGATTCAAGCCTTAACTCAAACTGGAAAGTACGATCCAGAATGGTCTGCTGAACTTGGTAAAATAATGGGAACAATTCCAAAAGAAACTCTTGAATACCGAGAGCAATTTGGTGTTGAGCGACCATTTCGTGAACAATAGGCACCACGCAAATGAAATCAAAAAGCAAAAAGCAAGTACGCTACCTGCTCAGTAAGGTTTCGCCGCTTTCATCAACGCAACAGAATAAGCTCAAAAAAGAGTTGCACTCTGGGGCCGTTAAGGTTAAAAACGGCAAGAAGACCAAATGAGCGACGAAGACCTATCAGCGATTGATAGTAAAGAGGCGATGAAAGAGTTCTTCCTTGAGGTCAAGGAAAGGGCTAAGCAATTCCCTCGGAACACTATCGAGAACTACAACCCGAATGTGGCGGCACAGATTCTTTGGATGCTGGCGCAGGGTGGGCGTATCAATGCTATTGCCAAGAAGTGCAGGGTGACGCATGAAACTGTTCGTGCGCTGGAGTGGAGGCATAACGATACGCTGGAGTCAAAGCGCAAGGAGTTCTCCAAGCGATATGCTATTGCTGCAGCTGAGTACACAGACCTGTTGTTCGAGAAGGCCGAGCAACTGAGCCGTGATCCAGACCAGCTTAAGGCAATCTCCCCAGACCGATTGGCGTTGACTATTGGCATTATGACCGATAAGGCTGGACAGCTCTCTGGCATGGCGAGTACTATTGTCGAGCATCGCAAGGGGCCGTCTATTGACGATGCGGCCAAGATGATCGCGGAAGCCAAGTCCAGGATTGCCAATAAAGTCAAAGCGCAAGCGGTAGAAGCTGAAATTGTAGAGTAATGCAGTGGCGCAAACATCCAATCCTTCAGCCTCCCAGTGATGACGAGGTAGCATTGATGGAGCCAGATGATCTCATTGAGCTTCATCGAATCTACCATGAGGCGATTGATAACGCTGAAAAAGATCCATTCCGGTACGGGTTTAGGCTTCCACACTGGGAGAAGGCTGAAGAGCAATTGTCGCAAGTCTCTGAGGTTCTGGCACTTGGGGGAAATCGCAGCGGCAAAACTGCGTGGGGTTCTTACTGCGTAGTCAAAGCCGCCATCGAAAACCCAAAGTCAGAGATCTTCTGTTTTGCCCAGACATCGGAGGTCAGCATCCGCCAGCAGCAAAGCGCGGTATGGAACTGGTTGCCGCATGAGATGAGAACAAAGCAAACCTCGGCTAACGCTTACATTTCGTACACGAAGAAGAATGGTTTCACGGATAACTCGTTGATTTTACCAAATGCGTCACAGATTATCTTTAAGACCTATTCTCAGTATCAGAATAACCCCACTATTCTAGAAGGTGCGGAGCTTGGTAGTCGTGACCCCCAGTGGCATAACATCGGAGTATGGCTCGATGAGTACTTACTTGGTAATGAGCTTATTGACACCCTGCGCTTCCGTCTTGCTACCCGCAACTCCAAGATGCTGGTGACATTCACTCCGATTGACGGGTGGACTGAGGTGATTAAGGAATACTTAGATGGTGCTACAAGCGTCCAGAGCGTCGAGGCTGAGCTTCTCAACGATGAGCTTGTACCCTATGTCCAAAGGAGCAAGAAGCGCAACGCCAGCGTTCACTATTTCCATTCCAAGGATAACCCTTTCGGTGGCTACGAGCGAATCAAGGAGACCCTAGTTGGAAGGCCTCGGGAGGAGATTCTAATTCGCGCGTACGGGGTTCCAGTTAAGTCCCACGTCACCAAGTTTCCCAAATTCAATAAAGAAGTCAATGTTGTCCAGCCATCAGAAATCCCAACTACAAATGTTACTCGCTATCAGATTATTGACCCGGCGGGTGCAAAGAATTGGTTTATGGCTTGGATTGCTGTGGATGCGTCTGGCACATTTTGGGTATATCGTGAGTGGCCGGGTGTTGATGTAGGTGACTGGGCTGAGTGGAAGGGTGGCAAGTGGATGCCAGGACAAGGGGCTAAAGGACAGGGCTTTGGTATCCGTGACTACATGGACTTGATTGCAGAGCTTGAAGGCGAGGAGAAGATCTTTGAGAGGCTGATCGACCCTCGTCTTGGAGCTGCCAAGTACCAGTCTGCGGATGGGGCATCCAGTATCATCGAGGATTTGAACGATGCTGGCATGGTTTGTATTCCAGCTCCAGGGTTAGACATCGACGATGGACTGCAGGCACTTATTGGCAAGATGTCATGGGACACCACTAGACCTGCGGATTCGGTCAACCGACCGCATTTCTATGTCTCCTCCGAGTGTGAGAACATCATCCAAGCGTTGTCGGAATACACGGGTGATGGGGGTTTAAAGGAAGCATGGAAAGATCCAGTTGATGTTCTGCGCTACGCTGCCATTGCAGGAATAGATCATGTTGACGAAACCCGAAATCTTGCTACAAGACAGGGAGCAGGAGGCTACTAACAAGCTATGAAGACTCAAAACAAACCGATAGTTGCCGAGGAGCTTATCATCGACTGCCTAAAGGAAGCGTATCTCAAGAGGGTAAAAATGGAAGAATATGGGAAAACCCCTAGGCTTACCGAGGAGATTGAAACCCTTGAACATGCGATTCGATACATGAAATCTAAACTAAACCATGAAAACAGCACCAACTAAGAAAGCAGCAAAGCGCGGTCGCCCACCTAAAGCTAAGCCAGAAACCCTTGATTCCCCCGTGGAACCTCAAGATGATACCACCTATGAGGGTGATTATCTAGTAATCCGCAAATGCCCAAACCCCAGTTGGGTAATGGTTCGCATGGACGGTGAAGCAGTCCCAGTTAAGGCTCCACCTAGGGTATCGCACAAACTAGTTGGCAAACCTATAAAAGTTGTTATGATACGCCCCGAAGTAGGCGAGCAGTTCTACGAATACATGCCATCAT